TTCGCTCATCAATCTGGGCTTCCGTTAGCTTGGCTTCTGGCTTCTCATCGTCTTGCGGCGCGTCCAGGTTGTATGCCTGACGTTCGATCTTTACCAGCTTTTCCATGGCGGTGACCATGTTGCTTGCCGCTTTACCCATGTAATCCAGAGGCAGATCAATACCAACAATTTCCCCATCACGGTCCTGAACCTCAATGCGACCGGCGTCGACCTGCTCGCCCAGTTTTCCCAACATGGCGCTTACAACGTCGCGGCCTTTCTTCGCCCAAGCCCGATGCTGAAACACAACGCTTGCGGCAGTGGTGGCGGCGGCTTCAATGATCGCTTCATCTGACGGTCGCGGCATTGACGAATCTTCGTTACCTGTCGTCAGAATATCCCGCGTTCTGTCTTGGACGTTTTTACTCAGGTCTTTCGTCCAGCCCTTGCTTTTTGCTTTTTGCGAAATGGTCATGGAGCGCGGGCCGTGCATGGTTTCCAGCTGGCGAAACGAATACAGGCCGGTACGATAATCTTTTTCAATCGCCTCCCAGTCGTACGTTGGTCTCTTAGCCATAAATCACCACCATCACAAACAGCACACAAAACAAAACCCCGGCGTGACGGGGCTTCAATCTCTTTGAATAAACGTCGCTCGCCAGCTGTCAGGGCCCGACACCCTGAGCTACTTCGCGACAATGCTCTACGCTCCTGAAATATATCAGGAGGTCACGCATATCTCTTTCTACGAGCAATACCTGAGAATTGCCCTGCTGATCCTCAGTCGCGGCCGGAAGCGCCGGAATCGGCGGAATGCACGCCGCCAGTTCCGTTTTCCGCTCGTCCTGACAAATCAGATCCGTCGCGCTCTTCACCGTCGCGCACCCGGCCACGGAGAAAGCGCATATTCCACTGACCAACAGGATCAGCATTGATTTCTTCAACATCGTCACGGTACTCCTGCTCTTTTTTCTGCGCTTCAGACGCCCGGAAAAAACCGAGCGCGGCACTGATCAACTTCAGTAACGTGGAAAAGCCGCGCACTACTTCAACGCCTTACTGATGCCGCGACTGTCAATTTTGAACGGGTCGTTCGGCTTCTGTTTTGCAAACAGGAAATTCATCGCCAGGTAATCGACGACCTTGTACAGCTTACCGACGATACGGTTATCGTTTGGCGTCGGCGTAATCGACACAATCAGCGATGCAACAGGACTTAGCAACCAGACGACCGCCAGCGCCTTTTCAACCGGATTCAGAACAGACCAGAGGCCGACGATCATGGTCATTGCGTCCGTATCAATAACGGCAGCCTCAGCCGCAAATACCAGAGCCGGAGCAACGAGCAGCCCCAGCGTTAAAAACACTGCAGTAATAAATTTCATCGTTAATACCTTTCGGTCAGTTAGAAAAAACCCGCACGATTTGAGCTTCACAGTCGGGAACCCCCCGACCCTCGATAGGCTTGGCGGGTGTATTAGTTATCAGTGACTTTCATTATGACGCTGCTCAACAACACGAAATCCAACATACGGCCACAGCTCAAAGACTGCATTCTGAATCGCGACCTTAACGCCCACTTCATCGTTATCATTTTCTGGTGATACTGACACGCTTGGGCGACCCGTCACGGTGAATCCATTGTCCATGGTTAGAATGGCAAAGCGCAGTACGCTGCCTGACTCAATCTGATGGCGGATGATCTCCACCTTCTTGATGCTACCGTGCAACTCATCAAGAGAAACGCGACGCGCATTCAGGCCGCGAGCCTCAATCATGCCTTCGGTTACCACATCGTCTGCAGACTTTTCGGCAATGAGTGGTTGCGCCTGATATGCCTTTTCAAACACTGGCGCAGGTGACCAACTGATATAACCTTCATGGCCAGGGTGATTCGATTCGCCACCATCGACGTATTCCACCAGAAAACCAGCGTCAGCAGGATTCTCGTCAGCAGGACACTCCCAGCCGCGATACTCATTGTATTCGCCACGAGTCATTGGCTTTGCCAGCACGCGCTTGGTACCGATAAATTCTTGCATTACATCGCCCCTTTGAGGAAATTGACCACATCCATACCCGGACGCGGTGAAATGGTTGTGTATTCGCCTTTCTTGTCGCGCACCCAGATAACAGGGTTTCCGTTCGACGTTGGGCGCTTATCCAGATGCAGCATCCAGTGAGGTTTGCCGTCGTACTGCGTATCGAAATACAGACCGATACCCGTAAACCCGCATCGGATAGCAACGATCAGCGCATGAAACGGATCGCAGTCACAGAACACGTCACCAGCGTCTGACTTGCGACCGTTGCCGACGTAATGCCGACTCGTCTCGCTGCCATCCTCACGAATCCAGCCACCTTTAACTGGCGACGGATTAACAATGCAGCCCAACTGCACGCGAAAGAACTCCAGCGCATAGATAAAGCCAGGCTCTATCTTTTCCAGAACGCCAGCGGGAAATTCGCCCGGGCTGAAGTGCTCAATGTCACTCCAGTCAACAAACTGTTTATTCATTCAGCTTAATACCTCCGCGCATCCGATAGTCATTACTCAGCCTGGTTTACAATCACGATATCTTCGTCATCATTTATATTAACCCAGTTATTTCCGACTTTTTTGTATTCCGCCCAATCCTCCTGAGAGCCACCGATAATAGTGAGACCAGATTGGGTAGCATTTTCGCTATCAGATACGTCAGAGTTAAGAGTCTCAACGCCAGATTTACTAACTTTGAAACCGAGCATTGTATTACTGCCTTGGTTTATTGTGCTGGCCCGTAATGAAGGCTGAACAACTTCAACAACAGAATATGTCGTAACACTATTTCCATCTGAGTTAACAACATCATATTTAACCCACTGGCAACCCAGTGTGTTTGTATCAATACCTTCAGTCACAACCACTGAGCCGGTCAAATCATCAACTCCGTCCGTAGCAGTGAATGCTGGAAGACTCCACGATCCCCCCTGTTCAATAACCCGGTGCGGCCATTCAGAAAACTGAATAATAGGTACGCGTCCAGGATTGTAATCACGTCCGTAGATGAGTGGATGCGCAAAACCGTTCCCAGACTGATCGGTTGTAAGATCCCATCCCCCTAGTGCAACAGGGGTTCTATACCAGTCCAACCAATTAGCGACTACAGACTGACATTGTGCAAGAGTACCATTAAACGGAACGAACGGAGGTTTCTCGATTACACAACCATCATAAACCGCACGACTCCTAGTTCTCCCGAAGACGGTTTCATAGCTAGTCTCTGATTCTGGCGGTTGGTACGGATCAGCTACTGTAACATTACCAAGCCAAGGGTAATCGAACCCATCCTCTTGTGGATTTGAATTTCTGCTAGAAATTGTATTCCCAATCTTATGGTCGTAATCACCGCGATCAAGTAAATCCAACGTAGTGTTTACGTTAATTTGCGGTACAGCGCCCGCCCCCTGAAATGATGCAGCTGGGTCAGCTAATGCCCTCTCGTGATTATCACCCACAGGAGCCAACCCGCAGATCAAATTTTCAATCACAGTGTCTGTGTGATTAATCGGATGCGCCCTAGTTGCCGTACCATTAAGATATGCAACCCGAGTCCAGTGTCTCTGTCTCACGGTAGCAGTTTCGTTATGGATAAACTGCTGAATGGCCCCAGCAAATGGTGCGGTCATTACAGAAAACCACCCAGCTGTGTACAAGTTATAGGTAGTATTCGGCTGGTCAAGAGTAGTTCCATACTGCAGCCCGTCCGTGTGCAGGAATCCCAACAGCACACCACCATCCATGCCGTATGGAGCACCGTTTGTTACCAGAAATTGAGGTGTGTATGACGCGCTCTCGCTGACCAAAGATTCCCCTGCAATCATAAATTTGTATCGCGGAGACGTTGCGCGGATAAACACCAGATCACCCCGCCAACCGTAAACCCCTTCAGTACCTGCAATCGTCCTACAATTACCGGAATGTGGCGCCACAGTTTCTCCATCACCTAAATAAATCGCCTCAATAACGCCCTGAAACCCTGACTCTTGCTGGACAATCTGACCGACTTCATACGGATAAATCTCACCCGGTACAGTCCACTCACTCTCTCGTGTGTTGCAGCAAATCAGGTAGATATTTTCATTTGCCGGGGGCCCGTTGAAAACATTTTTAGTTATAAACGTCATGTCCGATCCGGCAGGCACAGCGCCGCCATTCATACGACCGTAACAACTGTCTTCGAATTCCAAGTCGAAATAACAGTTGTCTCTGACAATTGTCATAGCACCAGATGCCCGGATCGAGTTCAGTGCCCCTCGAATCTTGCAGTTACGGAAAACCACACTGTCGTTTGTCCTGCTACTATTTAACGTTACAGCGGTCGCGCTTTTCATCATTGTGAAATCGTCTGTGTCACCTAGCCCAGCTTCAAGCCCATCAAAAACAAACGTCCCGTTAGAAGTGTAAAGGCAAGATTTATTTAACCCACCACGTCCTTTAGGGTCGTTATACTGATCGTTAAAATACAGACTCTTTAAGTTGTACCACGCAATTCCACGAGAATCTCCGAGAATCTGAACCCTTGTGTCAGTTACGAGTTTATTGCCGGACGCGGTATCAATAAAAACAGATCCGCCTGCAGCAACAAAATCAACATCGCCCTGCAGTCGGATATCGCCATAGCTGCCGACAGACTGACCTATCCAATCGTCAGTAGTTACCTCTATGAGGTGATTCTGCGCTGGCGATAACTCAGCATTAGAAATAGCAGCAACCAGCTCATCTGGCGTAGCAACCTGAGTTACAGTGTCGAATGTCACGCTTTCCTTCCTGACATCCCATGCATTAGCACCCTCCGGAGTCTCTGTAGCAATATCAGGATTCAGCGGATTGCTGAACGGTTCTGTCCAGCGAGTGGGTGTAAGTTTTGGCTCGACGGTGAAGAACGAAAACGGCTCTAATCCATCGCCAGTACTATCAATCAGGTTAGCATCTGAGTACTGAGCAGAACTGAATGATCTGGTTGTGTGTAGCTTGAAAATCACACGGGTTGTTTCAGCCGGGGAGTTAAATGAGAAACCCACCCTGTACTCCCCGGTCACTTCTTCAGTAATAAAAATAGATTGGGAAAGGTTTGCCTCCGTCGCGACAAGACCGGTGCTATCAGATGTGATTGACGCAGTTCCTGCTGTAAGGTCAGCAAGCAACCTGATTTCACCGAGGGAAGTGTTTACGTTATATAGTGTGCATATTAAATCCGCCTGACTTCCCAATCCAGCTCTCACACGAACATTGGCTTGTAACCGTTTCCCACCCAATACGTCAGAGCCGTCTTTTCTATCTTGATTCAGCCAGCTACTAACAGCAGTGGTATCAATCTCATACCAGTTTCCGCCTCCGGGCGAGGATTCTGTAGTGTCAGATAAAGAACATGACCCACGTAAAGGCCACAAGGCATCGACACTAAAATCAGATGTAAAGTTTAAATATTGAGCCATTAGTAAGCCACCGGAAGAATTATTGATTGATCACTATTTTCCCACTGATTGTCTATTGAATTCAGAGTGAACAATTCGGTATCTGCTGCTGTTAAACCTACACGAGTCAAATTTTTACCGCCGACAGTATCAGTTTCAGTTACTCCGGTTCCGTCCGAATCAAACAAGCAGGAGAAGGAAGGAGCTGCATTTACGTCATCCGTGCCCGACCAGACTTCAGCTGATAATGGGTAAATAACAGAGGAGCCAGAGCTTCCAGTAGCAAAGAAAGAATCTATCGTTTGCGCAGAAGGAGCTCTTGCAGTAGTCCCTGTAGATATGCCGTTAATAAAACCTTCGACGGTGGAGCCATTGTATGTCAATAGATACTCGACCATTGAGCCATCACCATAAAGTGACTCATGCTCTGACAATCCGCTTGAAGGGCCAGAGTAGTTATATACAAAATCTACAGAATCACTAAAAGCGTCGAGTTCTATATAGGCTTTCCCGCCGAACGCAGGACGTACTCTCCCAGAGATTACACCTAAGAACGCCATTCTAACCCTGATCGCAACTGGCCCAGATGTTAAGCTTATTGGTGTTGGTAGCGAAAATCCTTTTGTGCTGGCGTCAATTCTTGTGAAGTATCGCTGTTGCTGTACGGGTTCCCATGCTTTAAACACGGCATCGAATGTCATGGCCGCGCTAGAAAACAGTGAGTACTTCGCTACCCCGTCCACGGACAGGACAAGAAACCCATTGTCGCGCTTAAACTCAACACTGTGTGCTTGTCCGTCCTGAGCTGCAGTAAAAACACCGGGTTCTATATAATCAACAGGAACCCCATTCTCCGTAACAGTAAGAATAAGAGATCCACCATCATCGTAGGCCAATCTAAATGATTCGCCAGAATCGGATATCAGATAGCCACCAGTCACGGAAAGGTCTGCAACAAGCTCCACAGAAAATTCCTCGCCTTCCTCGATAACTACAGGCTGGTCGAGTACATAGTAACTGTCTGGCCCACCAGTTCTGATAAACCTAAAGCTTCCGTAAACCTGAGCAGCTCGACGAAACCGACGATCACTCGGCTCAAAAGGATTGCGCCAGGGCGACAGGATGCCGCTCTTACGAATACCGCCTTGCGCTTTAATCACTGGCTGCTCACGCTCACTGAGTATTCTGCGCCGGTATTCGTTGGCGTCAGAACGATGAATGCGAGAGAGCCAGCTTCGATCTGAATCATGCCGTTTTCGGGAATGACGTTTTCGCCGTCGGCACCAGGGTTGCGAGCGTCCGCAACGTCAAAGCCTTTCGGGACGACGGTGACGGTAACGTCGCCAGTCGAGCCTTTGATGTGAACAGTGTGCAACGACACGGAATCAATGACCGGAATATTCTGCACGCCAGAAACATCCATCCGCGTGATTGATTTTGTAATATCAGCCATTCGTACCGTCCCCCCGAACCTGTCGATCAGTCAGCACCGCAATGTCCTTATCGTGCTGGCTAATTATCGTCGCGTGCTCATCAAGCCGCGTCTGATGTCGGATATGCTGCTCATCGTGCACTGACAACTTAGACGAGATCATGCCGTAGATTTTACCAAGCCCGATCAGCTGCACAGCAAAAGTTGCGAACAGTCCGACCACCGCGATCAGTATGTTCATGTCGACGTTTTCAAGCATGATTAAAAATCCCAGACGCAAAAAAGCCCGGGTCAGATTTAACTGCCGGGCTGCTTTAAGGTCACTGACGACCAATTTACTGATTTTGTACCCTAGCTGCGCAGGAGTGTCAACAATTATCAACACTGGATGTTAATTCAGGGGCAGTTGGTGTTAGCTTCTTTCGCGCTTCTCCCGGCAACACATGAAATAATTTCCTAAAACGGAATATCATCGCCGAAGTCATCAAACTGATTCGACGGCGCTGGCATCTGTTGCGCTGGAGCTTGCTGAGGCGCCGAACCTTGCTGTGGTTGCTGATACTGAGGGTTTTGATACCCTCCCTGCTGTTGAGGTGCTGGGGAGCCCTGTGGCTGCGCCATTTGTGCGCCTGACTGCTGATAACCACCCTGATCACTCTGCTGACGACTATCCAGCATCATCATTTCGTTACAGATGATCTCCGTGGTGTAGCGCTTAATGCCGTCCTTTTCCCATTCACGGGTGCGCAGCTTGCCTTCAAAGTATGCACGCGAGCCTTTCTTCAGATATTGCTGGCAAATTTCTGCTAAGCGCCCGTATACAGTTAGTCGGTGCCACTCAGTCTGTTCTACCTTCTGCCCGGTCTGTTTATCATTGTAACTTTCGTCCGTTGCTAGACTGATATTCGCCACTGCATTGCCATTGGGCAGATAGCGGACTTCCGGGTCACGCCCAAGAGTACCGATCAGAGTTACTTTGTTAATTGCTCTTGCCATTTCTACTCACCTTTCGTATTTGTCCCAGCTCTGCCGGGACGGTTATTGTCATGTCTCCGCTGCTATATCGTCAGCCGGTGACAGTACGCCGCCCGGCTGCTTTAGCATGTTCAGCTTCACGGCTCAAAACTCAGAACTTCTGAAACAAGAATTGACTGTTCAACTGCTCTGTCGTCAGCTAGGAAGCTGTACTCATAACAGTGTACTGCCAGAGTCTCTTTCCACAACCTCTTAGACGCCTCCAGCGACTGGGTCGGGGTTTCAGATAAAACTCTATCGACGTACATTGCATGCTTGTCTGCAAAGTTTCCATGCCCATCCTGATTCCCTATTGCTCGAAACTGGTTCGCGCATTCTATGAGCATGTCTTTTGCGCCAGACGCAGCACCCCGCAACCGCTCTACCTGCGCGGCTAGTTCGTTGCGTTCTCTAAGCAGGTCAGAAACAACACTCTCCGCCTCTGACTTGTCATACGCCATAACAAGCCCGATTCTGTCATTGTGCCGGTACTGCCTCAGCGCATCTTTTAGTTCTTTCATACCCTATCCTCTGTCAATAACACACGCCAGCACGAGACAAAGCTCGTGTGTGCGGCGTTATGTTGCCTTGCTGCTTTTTAGCAACTCGTTTAGCCCTGCAAGTACGCCAACTGTCATAGGGTCAACATTACCAGCCATAAGGCTATCCAGAGCCATGCTGTAGTATGCTGCGTTGTCACCTCTTATATGGACGCTTGGCCAATCATCACCAAACTGAATGACACCTGTTTCTACACGCTGCATATTTTCTGGCATAGGCAACATAACAACGCGCTCTACTTCGGACGCTTGCGCGTCCTGCTGTTTTTCATCTGTCATAATCTTATCCATGCAAGCGCCGGTAAGCGCCGGGTTATTGCTCTCTGCTAAAACCTTCCGCGTAAACCTGGATCATTCCTTTCATCTGAATCTCTTCCTTGAGCCAGTGGTAATGCTTCAGGTGCCACCAGTCGCCTGTTGTGATGAACTTCCGTCCACGCTCTACCCCTCTCAGCTTTAGCGGGGTATTGAGAAACGTCCATTCACTGCGTCTGAGATCCAGCTCCTTGGCCAGCTCTTGTGCCTGTTTCAGCTCGCCAGCGAGAATAAATAGCTTGTCGTCACTCATTCCGCGAACCTCAACCAATCTTCTTTATCCACTCGAACCACTGGCCAACCATGAAACTTATCGTCTATCAATGGACTCATCCGACCGGCATAGTTCACAGTCTTCAGGGCGTAGTATTGCTTCCGGCCAACATACAGAACCGCATTTGGCTTTTTATCTTCAGCCTCTAGAATTACATCCAGAATCCGATTGACCTCACGGGTCGATTCCTCATCGACAGGAAAGAGGTTTGGGTTTCTCTGTTCTGGACTTACCATCTAATCCACCCTCAATACGAATTTATCGAAAATAGCATCCACGGACGCTTTCAGTGCCAGTGTGTTTTCCTCAAGCTGATTAAATGCAGACCTTTTTGACTCAACGTCACGCGCACACTGCCCAACCATTCGATTAACTCGGACCAGCTCATCTATAGCCGCCTCGCAGACTTTCTCCGCCAGAGCTTCCCGCGGCATGGTCGAATGCTCAATATCCAGCATTTCAGCCAGGGTTTTCATTGCGTTATTCATACAGCCTCCCGGTTACGTTCGTTTCTGACGTTTTCCCAGTACCGTTCCAGCCACGCTTCAATCGGAGCCAGGCACAGGTTATCCACAGTCTTTATCTCATCCATAATGAGATTCCACAGCGGAGCCCACTGGCGTGACCAGTTGCGCGTCTCGATTCGATTACAGCGACCGGTTGCCATTAAGCGCCCCAGCTCCTGAACCTGACTGGTATTCAATGAGAGGCTTCTGACTGTTCCTCCCTCGATCGCGGGACTAATGGCTTCCCGGTAATGGCAGAGCGCGCAGTAAATCAGATCCAGAAGCGCGGCCTGACGTTCTGCCGGCATGTTCGGGAACTGGGCTTTCATTTTTTTCTGACACACACGATACAGGTGGTTCTGCGCTTGTTTGAACTCCAGCTCAGTCGCTTGGAAGTCAGGCATATACATGATATTGCCGAATGCTCGCTCGTGGTGTTTCAGTTTTCGGTTCAGATCAGAACGTATCTGCATCTTCTGTTGATCGCACCATATCTGATTCAGGTTGCTGCTGAATCCACCGAAGTCCGGGTTCGTGACCTTGGTTTTGCTCCAGTCGCCAGATACCGCAGATGATTGATTCTGCTTAATGCCCAGCTTGGCAGTCTCAACAGCTCCAGCCAGCGATGAATCAGAGCCGTAGAAATAAATCCAATGCCACAGGTTGCGAGTGGTCAGAGGCTTTGGCAGATTTCGCGTCAGATTAGTCAATGCACAGCTCCTTTTCGAGTTGTCGAGTCCGTGCAGCACACCAGCGACGCACGACTTTGAGTTGTTTCGCGTCCCGCGTGAAGTTGGGGTGATTCCGTTCCAAGTAATTCATGCGGCGAGCAAACTCAGCTTCGCCCCGGCGACTTTTAAGGCCCTCTAAATAGCCCTGAGTGTTTTTGTTCCCGGACAGGTTGCCGGATAGTCCTTTGTTGCAATATCGATTGCACTGGAACTCAACATTCAGCGTGTTGAATCGTAATTCCTCATGCGCGCCGACTGTTTTCAGGTGACCACAACAGAACTCGCCCAGGGCATGATGCTGCGCTACTTTGCTGCAACTGATACACTGAGGAATATCACCAGCGTCCAGCAGCTCTTTGTATCGCTCCAACTTGATCCAGCGGTTAAACACGTCCTGCGTGAGTTTTAACTGGTGGCTTACGTCATTGTTACGATACTCAGCCTTCTTCTTACGGGCTTCGCGCTCTTTTTTCTTCCGCTCCTGACCCTGCACACGCTTGACGTAACAATCCAACCCCTGGCGCAGGCGCTCACGTTCAGCTTGCAGATGCTCTTCTGCATAGCGACTCATGCACTCGAAGGAATGAAATTTCTTCTTATGGGGAACGGTCACGGATTTACTTGCTGGCGGTAGGGCCTCACCGCAGCCACATTTACAGCGACGGGTCATATGTTATTCTCACCGTGGAACCATTCGGGATTAATTATCCGCGCCTCGCACGGAATAAAATATGCCGGATGTTTTTTAATGTAATCCTGGAGATACTTATGAATATGCTCAGCTTGCTTTCTAGTAATAGTCGAGCAAGCTGAGACTTCATCGCTATCCGAACAGAATATTTTCACCATTCGGCCATTAGAATATAAGGAAAGCTGAGGATGTGACGGATTATTAACTTCGAGAGCGTCCCCATGATCAACCTCCCTTATCGTTAATCCTGATGATAAGAATCTGCTTGGTAGACTCACGCCGCCTCCCCTTCATCTTCTTCTATCAAGAGCATATCGATCTGCTCAGGCGTATACGGTGAGCACGATTCCGAACATCCATTACTGGTATCATCTTCTTGATTGAAGTTTGGATCTCGGTACATCTTAAAACTGCCTTGAGCATCCCTGATCAGGTCTGCCGTACTTCGATATCCTCGATATATAAAGCCTGGGTTCTTTGGGCGCGCCTCCGTTGCTGCTATGACATCAGGGTCAGCTTCAAGGTTAAGGAATAAATCAAATACCTCTGGGGTCTCATGCCACACCGTATAGAGCTTTCTATCTGACTTCTTCCAGCACGTTATGCAATTCCCACGATGTTCCGGTAGCTTCAGATCAAAAGACTGCATCGACCACCACTTAATAATCTCGGGCTTAGTCATTGGATTCATATTAAACAATGGATACATGACCTTCGCTTTCTCTGCGTTCGGAGATATGCGATCAATTTCATCGACTCGAATACCAAGCGCACGCCAAGAGCCGGGGTGATGGTCCTTGCGATATTTTTCGAACGGCTTCAGTTTCATTTCTCGATTGCAGTGCGTCCATTTTTTGTTGAACAGGCCGTACTTTTTTGCAACAGCATTGAAAATATCCCCGCCGCGATGAGCAGAGTGAAAATCCACAACTCTGTAATCCGTGCCCTTTCCAAGCTCGGGGTTAACAACGGCTTCAATCCACACTACGCCTAGCCCCCAATGCTTATCGCACTGATTAACAAATATCAGCGTCTCCTCTTCTTCCTGTCCGGTATTCATAAAAACAAACACCAGTTCATAGACATGGGAAAGAGTCATTTTCAACCACCACGACATATATGCAGATGTCCGCCCCCCAGAAAACGACACCATGAGTACCGGCTTACTGCTCACGCCGCCTCCCCGCGATTACTCGCTATCCAATCACGCTCAGCGGCGGCAATTTCCTCAGCAGTTGCTGGCCACTTGACGCCCAACTCAATCCCTTGCGCGAAAATAAACTCGATGAAGTCAGAGCCTTCTGCCACCGAAAAACCAGTAGTGCTCGGACGAACAGTAACCATGCGTCCAGAACCGTCCATAGCCGGAACAATCTGACCAGGCTTACGCAGCGGCTCACCAGCTAAGGCGCGCTCCTGCTCAAACTGATCAACAAGCAATGCTTTCCAGATTTCCGGCTTGTACTTCCGGCGACGATTTCGACCGAAGAAATAAACGATGCGGCCGGGGTCTGAATCCGGGTGCTTAGTCTCAAAGGTAACCTGATCCGAAATAACCGCGATCAACTTGTGATACAGCTTTTCCTGCTCACGGCTGCGCGACGGTCTGCGCACAAGAACGGAAATAGGACCGCCAGCCAAGGCGTCAAGCATGAACTGCTTCAGCGCAGTGAATTTACTGCGAGCGGTATTATCAGGATGAATCGTGATCTCTTTTGCCATTACGCTATTCTCCCTTGTGCTCTCAGATACTCACGATATTCACGAGCAACGCCATTCAGATATTCATTTGCCTGACGACGGCCTGAGTAGTTCTTGGCCATGTAAAGCCGGTCGTATTCGTCAGCCACTTCCTGTTGCTTGTGCGCAGGAATGACCGCCATACGCACCATGATCCAGCTCTTCTCAGAGCCCCAGCGCGAATAGCTGTAAAACTTCGGCATGATCGGTGTTTTATTCATAGATACCCCATGTCAGCGTCATGCCATCCCGCTTTCCACCACGCTTGATGAATCAGCATTGACTGGCCATACGGGCAGCGACTGGTATGAATACCCTCC